TCTAACGTAAACCCTGCGGGTATGATGGTTTGCTGAATATGCGGAGCACCGTTTAGTGCCCTTGTCATATTGGCAGCGACACGTTGCGTACTATTGCGATTAAGCCAGTGCAACGGCTCGGTTAGCACAATGGTGTCGATAGTAGTGTTAAACATAAAACCTCTGTTGTAGCTTTATTTAGTAGTTAACCGCCAACCGACTGCAAACGCTTAATCTCGGCAACTAACTCATTCACCAAACTGCGCTTTGCTTGAGTATCAAACATGCGATTACCCACCTGCAGCTGCAATATCACAGTGTCGCCACTGCTAGGTGTCGTAGAGGTGTTAGTTGGTTGAGTTTGGGTAACGGTAGTTTGCACGGTGTTTTTGGCGGCAGCTTGCTGCTTAACGTTGGTAGCGTCGGTAATGGCCCGCTGTTCGTCGGCCTGCTGCTGGGCTTTAATTTCGGCAGTGCGATAGGCGTAAACCTTATTTAAGGTTTTTTCAGCTTCACGTAACTGGGTAATTAAGGCCTTGTCACCAGTGCTTTCGGCTTTAGCTAACTGAGCCTTAATGTCGGCTAGTTCTTGCTGATAACGGCGCTTTTCAATTTCATCTTGACGGCCAAGGTAGCCGTCGAGTTCATCTTGCAGGGTATCGAGTGTCGATTGGGCACTATCGCGCAACGAGTCCATGCTTGATTTAGCCGAATCAATAGCAGAACGCAGCACACCCAAATCTTGATCATTCATCAAGTTCATTGAGTTAGCCGCACGTTCGGCGCTATTGACTAAGCCCACATTGCCACTTTCGGCCGCATTAAGCGCATCGACCATTTTAAGCAATTCGATACGTTGACTGTAATATGCAGCTTGGGCTTGTTTACCGGCTATTTCAGCTTTACGGGCAAAATTACTAATACCAGTAAAATCGACTGACTTGGCTTGCACATCGAGCAGATCACCAATCTCACCACTTAGCTTTTTATAAACTTCAATGGTTTTATCTAGCTCACTGCTTGAGTCAGTCACCAGCCTTTGGCCATACAGTATCGATTTAAAGTAAGCGACAGCACCAGTACTGAGTTCAGCAACTTGGTCGGTTATTCCGCGCAAGTAAGCGGTGAAAAACTCAGCCACACTCGACAGTGTTGAGCCCGCATCTTGGGCGCTTTTAACAATCACGCCCATGGTATTCTGAATGCTAATACCAATGTTAGTGCTTGAGCTTTCTACATGCTGTTCAGCTTGTTGGCCGCTTTCACCAATCGACGTTTGCGCTTGCTTTAGCTTTTGATATTGAGCAACTAACCCATCAATATTATCAGCTAACCCAAGGTTAGCGGCTTGCTGGCGAATACTAGCATCAACTTGTTTATCACCCGCTACAGCGGCTTGAATAGACGCTTCAGCGTATTTTAAAAACGCCTGGTTAAGTTCGTTAGTTGATGCAACACCATCAGCGGCACCTTGCTTTACTTCTTCATAGGTTGCTTTGGCTGCTGCGGCTTGTTCGCGCAATACCGTAACCGTGGTAATGCCTGCTTTCGACATTGCCAATTCAAACTCTTTGATTTTGGCGGTTTGTTCGTCGGTAGCATCACCTTGATTTTTCTGGGCATCAGCCACTTTATTGGCTGCATCAGCCTGTACCTTCGCGCTTTTAGTTGCAGCTTCACCCGCTGCTTTATATGCGCTAGATGCTGCTTTTTCAACTTCTCCCGTCATCTGTTGCCAAGCGGCATTAATGTCTTTGCTGTCTTGCTCGATTTGTTGCTTGTAGCCGTTAGATATAGCCTTTACAGCCTCAGATACTTGGCGAATAGAGGCACCAAGTTCATCACCGCCAAGCGCTTCAATCATATAAGCATAAGCATCAATGATTTTGGCAAATGATGCCGTGGCAACCAAGGCAATGGCAGATAGCCCTGCAGTAATGCCGTTCCACACTAAGCGCAACGATCCGCTAATCACATTTAATGCCCGAGCAAATGCGGCGATGTTCTCAAGTGTGGCGGTAATGCTGGCGCCACCATCGCGGATCATGGTGGTAAAAAAGTCACTAATGTCTTGCGCGGCTTGTTTAATTTGGCCGCTTTTATTCAGTTCATCAAACTTATCGTTTAACGATTGAATAAAATCAACCGCTACTTGGTACGCGCCCGAGTCGGCAATAATGGTTTTAAATTCAAGCCACTTGTTCGACATCAGGTTAACTTGACCACTTAAGCGCTCGAGGCTTTTAGAGGCTTGGCCATTGGCTTGATTACCCATTTCGGTAAACAGTTGCTGCATCACATCGCGGCCAAGTTGCCCCGCTTCACTCATCTTTTGCAGTTGGACCGCATTTTTACCGGTGACTTGTTCAAGTAAATCCCAAACCGGTATACCGCGTTCAACCAACTGCAGTATTTCTTCACCCTGCAGCTTTTGTTTAGCCCAGGCTTGGCCAACACCTAAAATAATCCCTTCAAGCTTTTCTTGGCTACCACCTAACTTGGCGTTGTAGTCCACCATGGCTTGCAAGCTGCCGTTTGTCGGGTCAATACCAAAGGTTTTTAATGACGCAAACGCTTGTTTAACCGAATCTAAACGGGTACCAGTATTATTTGCAAAATCTTTAATCCATGCGGTCGCTTGATCACCGCCAGCGATACTGCCCATCATTGCAGTCATTTGCGCACTGAACGCTGCCGCTTCATCGCCTGCGGTTAATACTGACTTGATGCTTTCCCATAGCTTATCGACACCAATGTAGGCGCCAGCCATGGCAACCAATGATGCCGTGGCACTTTTGATGCTACCACCAAAATCGCTGGCGTCTTTTTTAGACTCAACAAGCAGCTTATTGTGCTTTTCAAGCTTGGTGTTCACACCGCTTAATGCGGTTTCAGCAGCGGCTTGTTGCTGCTTTAAATCTTTAGTGGCATCAGCAAGGTTGTCCATGCTGATGCCGGCAGTTTTTAAACTGGTGGTATTTTTGTCGAGCTCGGTTTTATTTTTGTTTAAGCCACTAGCCAACTGATTTAACTCAGTGCGGGCGGTTTTTACATTTAAGGTGTATTCCGCTTTTGCACGGCTGGCGGTATCTGTTGCGGTGGAGGCTTCAAGCAGTTCGCGGCGCTGGGCATCCAATGCCGTCGCTAACTCATTGGCACTGTTTTTAGCGCTAGTTTGCTCGTTACCTAATTGTTGTAAATCGACTGTGGCTTTGTTCAGTGCAGCGGCTTGTTCTGCACTGGCCGTTGCGCCTTGCTGTTGCTCGGTGCTGAGTTTTTCAACTTCAACACGGGCTTGCTGTAATTCGGTTTCGTACTTAACCAATGCCGCTTGGGCTTGGGTGTATTCTTGTTCAAGCTGATTAGTTGCTGCTTCAGATTGTTTCTGGGCAGCCTCAAGCTGTTTAAATTCTTTAGTGGCTGTCTTTTGTTCGCTGACCAACTTGTCCAGTGCAACAGCGTTATCTTTATAAGCCTTTTCACCTTTACTAATTGATGCTGTTAACCCGTCAATTGAGTCAGCCGCGCCTTGTAAATCTTCTAACTCTTTTAGGCGATCGGTTAATACTTCACTTTGTGCCGCTAACTCAGCCACTGCCTTTTCAGACTTTTTGGCTTCGCTGGAAAATAAATCTTTGCCCTGAATAATCAGGTTAATGACTTGGTCTTTAAAGCTCATACATCACCAAATTAGCGTTAAAAAATGAAATGAAAAAGCCCACAACACTCAAACAATAAGAGTGCACTGTGGGCTTTTAGGTTTTTACAACTTACGCTGCGCTACGGACAAAGAACTTAGACTTGCCCGCGGCGACAATGCTTGAATCAGCCAGAACGCCACCTTCAATGTCGAACGAACCAAAATCATCACCAATCAGATCTAAACCTGATGTAGGGCTTGGCGACCAGCGGTAAAACTTAAGCACGTTTGGCTTGCCGGTTGCATCGTTAATACCGTCAATAACCACTTTGACTTCTTCGCCAGACTCAGCCAAAGCTTGCAAGGCGTTACCCGCTTTGCTGGTATAACTGACCTTGAGTGATTCACCTGTAGCAATAACACCAGTACTTAACGCACGAATACCGCCTGCGCTGACAATGTAATCAACATCTACATCGTAAGTTGTGGTACCAGCAGTGTTGGTTACAACAGGTGCAATAGTGGTATCAATCATTTTTGCGGTATCGGCTAAACCATCTAATACTGCAATAATCACTTCATCTGTAACAGGTGCAGCGGTTAATACATCCACTTTACCGCGCAAGGCTAACGCTAAGTTGGCGTTGCTAAAGTCGTTTAGTGTCATCGACAACTTCACTGATTTAACCTTAGTAATTTCAGCAGCGTTACCGCCACCGCCGCGGTAGTTAGGTTGCTCTTTTGTTTCTTGCTCGATGTCGATTTTAACGCCACTGGCGTTACCCACATCGCGGCCGTTGACATACACAATGCCAGAGCCGATGTAACTTTCGGTTACGGTGTCGCTCATAGTTTTTCTCCAAAGGGTACGGTATGAACTAAGGTTAAAGTAATGACCGCAAGCGCATGTTTTTCATGGCTTTCGGGCATAATGTATTTGCAGGCTTCGGCTTCTTTAAACGTAATAGCTTTGGGTAGCCATGACGGTTTTTCGGTATTACGTTCGTCTTTAAAGAATGCGCGGCGTATGTCGCGCACTAAATTGATTAGCTCGGCGGTGGGTGTTGTTGACTTGGTTAAATTAATACCTGCAACTACTTGTAAAGCGATATCGTTTCGGTAGTTATTGATGCCGTTTCTAGCACCGAATAAGTCGGTGTAGGGCTGCAAAAAAATAAAGCTGTTTTCTTTTGCCACGCCTTGGGCATAAAAGCCTTCGCGCACCACGGCGCCGTCAACCTGTTTAAGTCGGTCTAGAATGATGTTAATCATGGGGTTCTCGATAAGATGAAAGACTACTTAGCGTATTGGCCGTATTTTTTACGCAGATGGGCGATAATGGGTGGCTCTAAATCGTCACGCATATAACCAAAGCTGCCTGCCACTGAAGGGCCGTACAACGCCTTTTGTCCTTTTAAGTCTCGCCAAGAGTTATCACCCTTTTTGCGACTAAACATAAGTTGATTGCCGTTGCGGCCAATGACGGTAAACGCGCCGCTGAACCACACCGGCTGATTACGAATAACGCTAACGCTAAACCCTGCTGCGACCCTTGCCGCCTGCTTACCCACTTTGTAACGAGGGCTAGCAAAGCGGGTTAACGAAGAGGCGCGCATTCTTGCGCTAACAGATGCCGTTAGGGTTTTAGGGTTAATGCTGACACTAAAATGCTGATCAACGTATGATTTAGACTGAAAACCATACTTGTTAAAAATGGCATCAATAGCCTGTTTTTTACCAAACTTGGCAGCATCTTCAATCGCGCTAGCAATAGCAGGAGCTTGAGCAGCACGCATGCGTTTAAGCTCGCGATCAACGGCGTCAAAACCTGTGATTGTTAACGCCATGCATTGTCCTTAAAGCTCTAAATATACAAAACTCACTGTTATCTCGTCGCGTTCGTTCAATTGAGTGATGCGGTATTGTTTACCGTTTAACTCAAACACATCATCAGCATTTACCGCGCCGTCTTGGCACAAAAACTCTGCTAGCAATATGGGGGCTTGAATGTATTCATTACTGCGATCTATGTCGGTTGGCGGCAGGTGAACACTTCGGCTGTAAGCAGGGTTTCCATTAGTAGGCATAAACTGGCAAGTCACTGCCAGCTTATTAAAGGCTCGAGCTAGCTTGGTGGCAAAGCGCGATTCAACGCTAGGCATTAATTTTTACCCAAACCGTATCGCTTGGGTTACCCGCAGCCGCCCATGCTTTACCCGCTAAGGTATTACCTGATGCAACACTAGTGATCATGCCGTCGGCTTTAAGATAAACCTGCGTACCCTGGCCAATATCATCGGCGGGCACTTTAGGCAGTTCATAAACGCCCGATGTTGCACCCACGCCCACTTCGTCAATTGCGAGAGCACCTAACGATACAGCAACCACTTTTCCTAATAACACTGGCTCACCACTGGCTACAGCAGCCGTGGCGGTAAAGTCGATGGTATTACCATCTGCAATACAATTTTTCATTTGAATTTTTCCTAATGATTTAACACATAGACATTAAAAAGGCCGCTAACAGTAACGTTAAGCGGCCTTTCTAATTGAGTTGATAAAACTGTGCTGACTAAACACCCGTTGATTTAACCAATCCACGGTGATCAAGTGGAGCCACACCCGCATCAATACGCACTTTGGTTGCAACACCATCAATGGTGAAACCTTGTTGCTGCTCAATGTATGGCGTGTCGATACCGTCAAGATAAGCCACTTCAATCGTGTCGTTACCTTGGCCTGCGGCTAAGTAGTAAGCCTTGTCGCTATCTAATTTAAGACGAGACTCTGAAATCACTTCCGCAAAATCTTGCATTGGATTAGCAATACCTGCGTTGATATCAGCACCTTTTACTGAGCTTGATTTAATGATCTGAGTCAGCGTACGTTTAAGGTTAGGTGGACATAACACAAACTCAGGCATGATGTTTAATGCCCTTGGCGTTTTACCACCTGTGGTTTGGCTTTCCATCAGCTCAGCCAATACAGCTAAACTTTCAGCACTGGGTGCACCTGAACCTAAGTTTTTATGGCCAGAATGGAACAAGTTTTTCCCGTCTGCCATAAGCGGGTTGCCAGTTAAGATAGCAAACACTAAATCGCCAATGGTTGCTTTCGCTGCAGCACCCATTTTTTCAGGGATTGAAGTCAACACACTCATATCATCATTAATGATACATTGGCGGGTGATGCTGAATAGCTCACCATAGGTAGCCAGCGCAATGTCTGCACCATTGTCACCTAATGTAATGTACTTATATTCAGCACCTTCACGTACTTTTCGTAAGCTGCCAAACTCTTCCAAGCCCACACGTTTAGAGACTTTAAAGTCACTAAGCTGTCCTTTGCGGGTAAAGAGCTCAAAACTTTCTTGCGCGGCAGTCCAACCTTTTAATACCGATTTATTAGCCACATCTAACAAGATATTGCCAAAGTCACTTGAGCTATGAGTAAACGCTAATGCAACCATTTGCATTTGATTAAGCCCAGCCATGCCGATACCGCGATCACCCAAGGATGCTCGGGCTAACTCTTTCAAGTTATAACTGGTATAGCCGTTTGACGCTTCGGCTTTCTCATAACCAGCGCGCGCCATTAGGTGAGCGCGGATCGAGTCACCGACGATATTACCGTTACCAGAGTGGATAATTGTTCGATTGGGGATAGTCGCCGAAGGCGTGGTGTTTTCACCTAACTTAGCCAAGATCATGTCTTTGGCTTTATCGGCGTTAATACCCACATCCGCAATACAGCTGTTTTTAATGTCAGCAAACTGAGGGAACGCAGTAAACGCAGCATTAATGCCGTCGATACGCTCTTTGTTCATGGCCGTTGCCGCAGCTTGAATATCAGCTTGCGACGCTGCAACAGGTACCGATGCAACTGGCGCTGGTGTAATAGTGGCTGCTGGCGCAGGCGAATTGGGAGTGGTAGCACCGATATTGCCCTGTTGTGCTAGCAGGGTTTGTAATGCTTTAGGCATATTATTAAAGTCCTTCAGTCGTTTAAAATTAATTGATGCAGCCATTTGCATCGGTTCTATCACTTCATCTG